CTCTGCTGTCATGCCCTGCAAGGAGCCGTTAAGCTCGTCTACGAGGTCGTTAAAATCTTTTGCCTCGCCGTTTGATTTATAGGCAGACACTCCTAACTGGTCTAAAGCTTTTGATGCGTTATCAGTCGGAGTATATAAGTCTGCCATTGCCCTATTTAATGCTGTAGATGCCTCAGAGCCTGTTACGTTTTGCTCTGCCAAGCGGAGCAGGGAAAGTGTAACACTGTCCGCCGATTGTCCGTAGTTTTTCGCTGTGGCGGCAGAACCGGAGAAAGCCTCTCCAAGGCCTCTTACGTCCGTATTGGCAAGAGTAGCACCCTTTGCCATTAAATCGGCATAGTAAGATGCATTACTCATCGAGTCACCAAAGCCTTTTACAGCTCCGGCAGTATACGATGCCGATTCTTCTAGGCTCATAGCACCGGCAGAGGCAAGGTTAAGTACCGTTTCGATTCCGCTAATCTGTTCATCCGCCGACAAGCCAGCCTGAGCAAGGATGTTCATTCCTTCCGCCGCTTCCGTTGCGGTGTACTTCGTTGTACGCCCCATTTCCTCGGCTTTGGCCTTGACGTCTCCTATTTTGTCTACGGTTGTACCCATGGTAGCCGCTACCTGAGACATCGCAGTATCAAAATTCATCCCGGAGTCTATTGACGTTTTTGTAAATGCGGCGGCGGCGGCAGAACCAGCCGCCATAGCTGTTTTAGCCACTTTCCCGACTGTTTTAAATGCCCCGCCGATTTTTGATGTGGACGAGCTGGCGTTACCTTCTGCGTCTTTCAGCCCCTTCTTATATGCGGTGTCTTTGATTGCCAGAGTGACAAACAATTCCATCACATTCAATCACTCATCACCACCAATCCGGCTTTTTTAATGACGTCTGCGGCTATTTCTTCGCCAGTCCTTGTTGTTGTTTGTTTTTTATTGTTATCAATTAAATCAAAAAATGAGACAGAAAGATAATTTCCGCCAAATGCCTGTGAAACGCTCTCGGTTATATCTCTCAATCCATCGGTTATATACCGTTTGTAAATTAGTTCCTCTGCATCATCTAAAATCTTAGATTTGACGTACAACAAGAATCCCTTTACGCTTCTTCCTCTGTATTCTCCTGCACATCGCCAGAGCGTCCTCCTGTTGCGCTTATTGGCGCTGAGAAAAAAAGCTGACGTACCTCTGGATCGTTGACAAGGTCAACAACACCTTTGATAACATCCATTAATTTGTGCGTTTTCTTGTATTCCTCGACGCTCTGTAATTCAAACGCTGCTAAAATTCCAATTACATCATCTTTGTGCGTTTTTAACAGCTTAGGAGCTGTTTTAGCCCCTCTAGCAAAGACTTTGATGTATTTCTCCCCTTCCTGCGGTACAAGCTTTTGGCAAAGTTCAAGTGCCACGTCGTCATCTACGATATTGCCGATATATTCAAGGGAATTTGCAATGGCTTCTAATCCCTGTTCTGCTGTTAAATCTGATAATCTCATGCTTTACCTCCTACGCCGCTTCGCCTGTTTTGATATAGACCTCGTAAGGTACTGTCTCTATGTTCTCAATGCTGTAATGCCCTGTGTATTCGAAGTCAAAATTGCCTTTTGCCTTATCGTCAGATTTAACCTTGAAACCGCCCGTTGAAAGCGCGTTCATGATTTTAATTGCGATAAATCCGGCGGAATCCCCGGAATTTTCGTCTGAATAGTCACCAATCCACCAAATATCCTTAAAATCTTCTGCTTTTAAATCTGCTCTTGGTGTAATTTTATTCCCTGCTACGTCTGCCGCCGCCATAAAGCTTTTAGCCTGTGCGGTATCCATGGTAACAGCTGTACCTGATAATTTTACTTCGATAGATTCGATTTTTTTTAATTCCTTCGTGTTTTCAGGCACGTTGTCAATGTCTTCGCCAAAATCGGTAAAAGATGGCTCTGCGCTAAATTCGCAACCACCGCTGGTGGCCATAAGGATATTGGCTGGTGTTATAGCACCTGTTTCTGGCTCAAAAGTTGATGCGATAATACCAGCATTAAGCTGGATTTTTTTAAAAAGGTCAGAAGGTACCTGTGTATACTTCATTTGCTCACCTCATTAAATAGTTATAAATTGCATAGTTATTACTGTGTATCTGCGTACTATTGACGAGTCAGCCTCATCGACTAAAGGAGTCCAGGGCTGGTCTTGCGACAGAAAAATGATTCCATCATCGCACTTGACCGTGGTTCCTCCTTGCAATCTGTCACTGATTTCTTTTGCCTTTTTGTTCGGAATTGCCTCTGATTCTGTGTGGTACCATACGTTTACAGTGCTGGCGGCGGCTGTACCAGTCCACCAGTTGGCTGTAGTTGGTTCGTATGTGATAAAAGGAAATGCGGTATCCTTCGGCACCCTGTTAGACGGATACGCAGTTATGCCGAAAGACGACCAAAATTGATACAGTGCCGCTGTCGGGGTCATGACGTTAACTCCCACTTTTCCGCCATGACCTGGGCTATGTCTAAATTAGACGACGCAGGGGTTTCTTTTTCTCCTGCATTTGATGTAACTCTAAAAATTTTTCCGTCTTTTGTTTTTAATACATCGTGATAGCTCAGCTTTACTGTTTTAGCTGTAGTAATTGTATATGTTGCTGTTACGCCCTCTTTTTCTGCCACTCTGGCAGACATAGAGGTATCTCGGACTATTGCCGCCTGTATTTTAGCACCTTCCACCCACTCGGTGATAAATCCACCTTCGCCGTCAGAAGTGCGTTTTTTATCCATGAGTATACAATCCTGCAAAAATTCGTTGATTAAACTCATGCCATTTTCCTCCATGGGTTCAGGCGCGCCCTAAAGGCATCTTGCCAAGTGTAAGCCTCGCCCTTGCTATTTGTCGCTCTACTGTATGAGTAGCCGCCGAATGACTCTGACTGATATACTCCCGAATTGCCGTTTTTCGCCTGCCACTCGCTGATTTCGTCCACCAATGACAAGAACAATTTAGGGATAGCCAGTGGAACAACCACGCCAACAAATGTCTCCTCTTGCAATGGGGCAATATCGCCTTTATGATACTGGTAGACCCCGTCATTGAAGATAGAGCCGCTTATTAAATAATACTGCCCGTCTTGTAGCGGGAGACGAATCGCGGTAGCAGAATAACGCAGGTCTTTAGTATCTTCCGTCACACCTACATCAAAATCAAGCGTGTCAAAAATCCAATCTCCGATTGTTATTTCTCCCGTGATTGCCGCCCCCTTGACTGGGAAGAAATTGTGAATGTGATTCATGATTTCATAAAGCACTCAATCATCCCCTTTTATTTTGCGACTGCCTCTGCGGCTGCCTCTGTGGCTACTACAACACCGTCAAGTCTTTCCGCTAACAGTACAATGCCACTGATTACGGTATCGGATGCTGTAAGATTTGTGTAATCTGCCGTCTCGTGGATACCAATATAGCCTGTCTGATCTGTAGTAAAATTAAAAGCTTTGCTAAGTCCTGCGCTTGCAGCGGAAACGTAATAAAGCACAATATTATCCTTTGCTGTTGCGTAAACAGTACCCTTCGGAACAGACGAGTTTAAAATAACTGTTCCCAGACCTAGGAAGTTTTCAATATACGTCATTCCGAATGCTGTCTGTGTGGAAATCTGTGCACTTTCAAGGTAATCTGCTACGTCCAGCTGATTTACAAAAAACACAGATTCGATTTCATCGTCTTCGAACAGAGCCTGTAATTTTCCCCATGCCTGTGCCAGTTTACCTTGTAATCCTTTTCCCTGAATCTTTGTAGTCCCAGTCCCGAGGAAGTCAAAAAACTGTTTTCTGATAGCTTTCTGCACGTCTTTGAGCATTCTGTCAGTAGTCATATCAACCGCCTGGTCGAATCCCTTTTCAATGATTGCTTCTGCCGTTGTGGCTTTTCTCCACTTCTTGAGGGTAATTTCGCCCCAGTTTTTAGCTGTTGTTTTATATTTAGAAAGTGGAATTGTCTCGCCTTCTGCAACGTCTCCGCTTTCGAGGGTACCTGTTGCCTTATATGTTTTGAGGACTGTTCCATCCTGCTTCTGAATTTTTCTTGTGATTCCCAGCGCTTCTGTGAGTTTTTTAATGCTTTCGGAAAAAATTTCGACAAATTCCTGTTCTCTCGCCCACGCAAGGTCGGTGCTGGTAATTAATTTTTCATCTGCCATATCTTTTTACTCCTTTTCTGTTCTTGCAAACGCTTCTTTGTTTGCGATCATGGCGGCGCGCCTTTCTTCTCTGTCAGAAATTTTCATAATTTCATCGCGAGTCATTTTTCCTGGCTCACTTTTTGGAGGATTAGACACGTTCGCGCCTTTAGTTTCTTTAGTTGTAATATAGTCGGCATACGCTTCTTTGATGCCTTTTTCTACTTCTGTCGCATTCTCAAATTTGCCGTCAGTTCCGATTTTTAAATTATCAATAGTCTCTTTTGACGCTTTTAACGCAAGGTTAATTACTTTACTGGACACGCCGGAATCTTCAAGCATCTTTTTGTATGCGGCTTCTTTCGCATTGTAGGACGCTTTCTTGTCCTGTTCGGCTTTGTAGTTCTCAAAACCTGCGTGTTCTTTCTCATACTTGCCTTTCCAATCATCCTTTTCGTAGTCCTCCAATTTCTTCTGGAGGCCTGGAACTTTCTCTGCATCCTCTTTGTATTTACTAATCTCGTTCTTGAGACCTGTAACAGTTGCGGAGTGTTCTTCGATAATCGCGGAAACTTGTTCATCTGTAAGTGTCATGCTCTTTAAAAAAGCTCTTGTTAATGCCATTTGATTGCTCCTTTTCTTTGAGGGATTTCTTTCCCTAAATGACTTTATATGTAAATCGCAGTACTTCGCGATTACTTTCTAAACGTTTTTGCGGCTTTAAGGGATTTTGCCCCAAATTTGCCGTCAATTTTTAATTTACATTTCGACTGGAAAATACTAACCGCATCTTCCGTCTTTTCTCCGTATTTGCCGTCAATTTCTAATTTTGAGCCAATAGCCCAGTTTAAAAACTTCTGCAATTTTTCAATTTCCCCTCTTGTGCCTTTTAATACTGTAATACCGTCTAAAAACGTATAGTAGCCGCGTGGCGGCAATTTAGGGAATTTTCCGGTGTATTTACCTTTTTTTGTTGTTTCTTCCTTCTGCTCCACCGCTGGGAAGTCATGATACAAAATATTTAAATCAAAATTTCCACCGTTGCCGGTTGAAACCTTGGTTGGAAACACACCAGAGCTGGTATACTGCCATGCCATGAGATCAGGCACGTTTGTAGGCTTATAAGACTTGTTTGGTGTCGCTTTAAATGCCATGAGGTTATAGCCTTTGTAATAACGTGCAATCCACCAGTTTTTACAGTTAACTTTGTTTTTATCAATATGCTCCGCAAAGTATGATTTACCAGTGTAAACGCCGAATTTATACCCTCTTGACTCAACGACAGTCTGTGCCGCATTGATAATCTCGGCAATCTTTACTTTACTTAGCCTTGCCTGCACTTTATCCTCAATGTCAAACCAAATGCCGTATTTAAAATGTTTCTTGCTGGCCTTGTCGAGGATGTCGCACACAAGCTCCATGTCCGACTTGGCTTTTGCCACTGTAGTAGCGTATGTGTAGTTATACACGCCCCATGGGATGCCTAACTCCTCACATTTTTTGTAGTTTGCCTCAAACTTCTTGTCTTTGCCTAAATCCTTGCGGATAATCTTAATGATTGCACCATCACAACCGTATTTCTTTACTTTCTTCCAGTCGATTGTGCCGTTGTATACCGACACGTCAATAATTTTCCTCTGTGTCATTTTCTCATCCTTTCCATCTCAGCACGTACAAAATTTTCTGGTTGCCGTTAATAATCCTGTGTATTTTTTTATATATTCCGCCTGCTTTTTTAGTATTGGTGCTAGCCTTTCCGGCGTCCCACCACACCATTTTGTTGTTCTCGTTTATTCCTGCGAAAATATTGGTATGCAGGCGATAAAAGCAAATGTCGCCGGGCTTTAATTTACTTTTATAATCCCGGGGTAATTTATTTACTTTTATCAACCTGTATCGTTTTGATATAGCCGCTTTTGTTCCTGTGCCCTTATAGACAACTGCTCCGTTCCTGTTGCAATAAAACAGTTGTCCCGGTTTGAGGATGCCCAATTGCTGTAGGCAATAGCAAACATACGATGCACAATTACTTACCTTTTTCTTCTTTGCGCCCGCCCAGCTATTCGCCACGTTTTGAGAGTATTTAAATTTTTTATCAACAAAATACTCCGCCGTTTCCTTTGCCTTGACGAGCAAAGACAATCTGTCCATTATTCCATCGCTCCTTTTAATTCGTCTGCAATAATTGCCGTGTATTCTTTTGCGTAGTTTGCCGCCGCCGGTTTTAAATACGGCTGCGCTCTCTGACCGTTTGTGATATGCCATTGTCCCTTATCGTCCTGATAAGTCCATGGGGTCTTTCGTCCCCCTTTGTAGTACACACCAGTTCCCAGTTCTACATAGGCGGCGTATTCTTCGTTGCTACCTATTGTTTCCGTGAGATTTTCCAAGTCGGTCTGATGCGTAATGCTGTTTCTCAACGCGCCTGTATCGACTGGGCAAAGGTCTTTTGCGTGCCCTTCTGCGGCGGCTCCTGCCTGTTCTAATGCCCTTGCAAGTGCCATGGTGGTTTTAAGTATTACTTCGTCCACGTGACTCACAACATCAATATCCGCCATTATATTCGCCCCCTTTGTGTTGCCAACCATTCGCGGTAGGTCATATCTTCTATAACTTCGTTTCTGCCTGTCTCTGGGTTTCTGACGCGTATCATTCGCGGTTGTGCCAGTTCGGAGGGTAGTGCAGTTCTCTGTGTACAGCGACAGTTATAAACTTCCGCCGGGATTCCGCTTGGGTCACCCGGATACATAAGACCGTTTGAGTACACCATGTTAAACGGTACTTCCTCACCGTCTAATGCCCTGTGGCTGTCTCGTGTTCTCAGGTCCTTTGTCGCTGTCCAATGCTTAACTACATCAATTCCCATCTGGTAGGCTTCCTCATATGCCGCCTGCCTGCCCCCGTTCTGCGCTCCTGTGAACGCCGTGCGGGCGTTTCTGATTGCGGCAGTATGATTCATTCCCGTAACGTCCTGAAATCGCCCTGCAAGCTTTTTGATGCTATCGCCCTGTAATATTCCTTGCAGTAGTGCGTTTTGCAGTTTTTTCTTGTTCCACCGCACATCCTTGCTTTTTAGCACTCTTCGGGGTGGGAGAATCTTCTGTTTTCTGACCGTTAGTCGCTTAACTGTATGCTCATCAACCAAATTAAAAGCAATATCTCCAATCTCTTTTATCTGCTTATCAGGCATAAGAGATTTAATCATGTACGCCTCAAAGTTATGGTTAAGGGCAATCACAAGAGGGGTCTTCTCGTTGATGTACGCCGCGGCAATCTCATTTGACTCTGTCAGCCGCCGCGCCATGTCTTCACGGAGTGCTTCCCACCTCTGCCCTCTGCC